GAGATATTGTAGAGATTGCAGATGCGTTAACTGACCTTCTCTATGTTGTATATGGTGCTGGACATTCTTTTGGAATTGATCTTGACAAATGCTTTGAAGAGGTACATAATAGTAACATGAGCAAACTTGGCGAAGATGGTAAACCTATCTATCGTGAAGATGGTAAAGTATTGAAAGGTCCAAACTATTGGGCTCCTGACTTGAAGAAGGTATTATATAATGGCTAATCATGTAACTTCATTTATTACTTTTGAGAACTTGTCTGAAGAAGCAGAAAACTTCCTAGAAAATATGAATGAGGAAACTCTTCTTCAAGAACTCTATTCGGATCATGATAACTCTTATGATTGGTACATCGATAATGTCGGTGCAAAGTGGTTGACATTTGATGATATTGATTCTGCTAATATCTCATGCACTTCTGCTTGGTCGCCTCCTGTTCAATTCTATGATAAACTTCATGAAAAGTTAGTTGAACTTAATTCACCAGATGCTGTAGTTTGGGTAACTTACGAAGACGAGATGCCTAACTTTATTGGCGTATATGGTCTGGGTAAAGATACAGATTACGAAGAACATCTTGACGAAGAGTATTACGAAGATACTCTCGGTATGCTTCCATATGATGAAGTATCTGAAGAGTTCAACGATGGTGGCGATGATCGCCCTAATTTTTGGGAAGAAGTTCAAAATTGGTTCTCAAAAGAATATGATTGCTTCAAAGAAACGCATTGACAAATTATCTACATACTAGTATGATATTAACAATAGCCAAGGAGTTATTATGAAAGAATTAGTTCGTCCACACACAGATCGTGAAGATATTCTTGGTAAGTTTGCTGAACCAGAGGATATGGATACAGTCATCAATGAAGATTGTGATTTGTATAACTTAAATCCACTTGAACCAAATCAAAAAGATGAAGGTAACATTATCTTCAAGTTTCGCAAGGGTGTGTTTACTGATAAAGAACAGAAGCTGGCGTATGAAGGTTTACGTGATGCAGCAACTGAATCTCAAAACCGTGGCATGGCTGCTGGTCCTCGAGGCGATGTTCTTGGTAATTCTAATCGTGGTCATCGTGACTGGGTCGATTCATATCAATTAGAAGTAATTGAGTATTTTTCAGGGAATCGTTTGTTTAATGATTTTCCAACAAAAAAAGAAGCAACCGAAGAAACACGTGGTCAAGTTTGGTTGCGATCAAAAGTTATTGGTGAAAAATATGGCGAGTATGATGGTTGGTTCGATCGTTGGGTGGAAAAAATTAAAGATAAATCTCCAAACATACAAGCAAAAGAAGCTGAAGAAGTCACAAAAATGATTTCTGATACTAATTATGCTCAGAGTGTTATGTCTGGTATCGCTGGATTTTATGATCGATATCCCCGTATTCCATATGGTCGTCCATGTGGATTTAATGACAGGTATCCAGAGAAATTCGAAAAATGTTTCCCATATGTTAACAAACTTAATGAGGTATTCAAGAAAGAACTACCTGTACGCTGGACTGCACAAAACACATGCGCCCAAAAACTTGATCCACGTTTTCGTATTGACGGAACAGTATTTACCACACTTACAATCAACTATAATTGGCGTACCGCTGGTCACCGAGACGCTGGTGACTTGACATCTGGATTCTCAAATATTTCTGCTATCGGTAAGGGGTGGAAAGGTTTTGTTTTCACATTACCTGAATGGAAAATTGGTATCAATCTTCAACCTGGAGATTTGCTGCTCGTAAATAACCATGAAGGTATACATACTAATACTGCTCCAATTGGAGAAGATAATGACAGAGTATCAATCGTTGCGTATTTCAGAGAAAAGATGTTAAACCTCAAATCTTGGGATTACGAAAATCTTCGTCGTAAATTCGTTGAAGAAAGGCGATTAAATAAAGATCATCCCCTACAACGAAATCTTTGGAATGGTGTGTCTCCAGGAATGTGGGAAACAAAAGAATGGTCTGATTATCTTAAATTCCATAATATGGAAGACGAAGATGGAATCATTTCTAACAAAAATTCTACATTGGAGTCGTTCTTTTAATGTGTTCAGTAATTGGTGTTTTTCTCAGAAATATTACCGCAAATGATATTGCCATTGTAAAAAAAACAATTCTTGAATCTCGTATTCGTGGAATGCATGCGACTGGTGTATCCTACTTTAAATCAGGTAAGATACATACTATTCGCAAACCAGTATCTGCAAAAGAATTCCTTGAAGAAAATCCAGTAGAAAATTTTGTAGAAGGCGATCAGCTTACAATGATTGCTCATTGCCGTTACAGCACAAGTGATTTAGAGTTCAATCAGCCAATATATAACAAAGATTTAAGTATTGTTCATAATGGTGTGATCACTCAGGAACTTCCTGAGAACTGGGAATCGATTTATGGTATTAAAACAAAAACTAAAAACGACACAGAACTATTATTACACGCAGATAATCCTCTTGTTTACTGGAAAGATGCTTCTATTTCTGCCATTGAATTAAGAGCAGATAAAACGATACGTTACTATAGGAATGGTAAACGACCACTATACCATTCTAAATTGAAAAATGGGTTTATTGTTACATCAACATCAGATATAATGAAAAGAGTAGATTCATCGATAGATTCTGTTCGGTTATTTCCTGGAATATATAATATTATAAAAGATAATGTTCTTCATGAAAATAACATCCAACACATTGAAGAAATAGAGTCAGAATTGAACATACAAGACTTACAGCCATGAATTTTGCTAGCAAAGAAGAAGTTGAAAAATTAATTGAAGATTCACCAAAAGGTGACAATACTAAGTTTTTATCATCTTCACATTCATTGTGGTTTCGTTTTAAAAATTATGAAAAAAACCCACCAATGGTATTGCGTGATGGTAAAGAAATAGTTTCTCTAATTTTCGCCACATTTAATCGTGATATGTATTCTAACTTATACGAAATTGTAACAGTAGAAGGTGAGGAAGGAAATGGATACGCATCAGAGATTTGGGATCAATATGTTGAGTATGCGACAAGTAAACGTGGCATACAAAGATTAAAAATATCATGCACACCAAGCTCTATCACATGGCATTTACGAAATGGTTTGATATTTTGGGCAGTCGATCCAACTGGATCCTTACGATCTGATCAACCTCTGTTTAAGAATAGAGAAGAGCAGTGTATGTTCCGAGAGTTAGCCATCAAAGATGCTGATATTGCTATTCCTACAGATCCAAAAGTTCTCCGACAGCTCGAGAAGGAGAGTTTAGAAAGTCATGGATTCGGACCTAAAAAAATTCAGAAAGTCAAAGAAGCTATTGAAAAGACAGGAGAATATTGGTTACGTGAATCTCTTTTCAAAAAAAATAATTTAGAAACATTTTTCTATTGACTCATTTTCTTTTTAATAGTATACTACGAATATGATGATTGAGAAACCACCATTTGCGTTCTTTGAAGAACTTGGTCAATATGTCTACGGATATAAAAACCATGAGCCCGATGTATTCAAATATGTTGGAAAGGGCAACGGCGACAGATGCTGGTCGCATGTTATTGAAAAAGAATATGCTGCCGAGGATTGCGTAATCATTGCTCGGAATCTCGAAAAATTTATAGACAAAAAAGACTGGCAGTCTTTTCTACTTGAATCTTTTTTAATTTTTTTCCATAAACCTTGTGATAATTCTGTTTCGGGCAGATATAAGGAGTGTTTTGTTATGACTGACTTGAGTTTTCTTTTTGAACAGTATCAATCTTCTCAACGTAACATGTTCAAAGAGTTGCATGAATTTCATGAGAAGTACGAAGAAGTTATTGGTCAGAACGTTGGATACAGTGAGAGTCGTGGTGCTAGCTGGTATATTGAAACAGGTGCAAAAGAGAACAAATACTTTGGCATTAGAGTTCGGACAAAAGAACCAGAAATAACTGTTATAATGAAAGTGGATTCTACTCCCGAGATGTATAACAAGTTTGTAGAAACTCTCACTGATAACTTAAGTTCAAAATACGAACTTGATACTTCAAATAAGAACAGTGTTTCATTTCCAGTCGAAACCTTGGAAGAAGCTGTTTCTCTTTGGAAATCTTTTGTTGGGTAAAATAATGGACTATCGTCTAAAAGAAAATCGTCGTGAAGGATTCATCCGCTGGTTCGCTTGGTCGCTTAAACATGGTGATTGCGATCCAGCAGTTTGGCTTACTAACTATCTGAATCGACGGTATGAACACAACACTGAACAGAAACTTTGGTTCTGTTGGTTGTATGGTAACACTTACAATCTACCAACAGCATGGGTTTTGCTCAACGAGTTTCCAGACTTTGAACTTGCTACTGTTGACCGTATGGAGCAATGGAATACTGCAAACTATAGTCGTCTGCGGTATCAGGTTGATACGAAATGGAACAAAGGTCATCTTCCTGTGATGTTTGCATCATATCAGAAATTTATTGGTGACATGTCACAGCAGGATAAATTTGAATCTCTCTATCGTGGTTCACAGACTGATAATTTTGATAACATATGGGAAACTACCAAATCGAGTTTACATAAGTTTGGTCGTTACTCAACTTGGTTCTATTTACAGCATCTGAAACAAACAGCAGATATTAAAATCGATCCAACCAGTTTAATGTTGAATGATTACTCAGGTTCTCGTTCTCATCGTAATGGTTTACTGTATGCTCTTGGTCGTGATGAACAAGTGAATAAAAAACTTAACAGCAAAGAATATGAACAACTCGAAATTGAATCACAATTAATTCTTGCTGAAACAAAACAGAGGTTTCCCGAACTGACATCAGATGTTGATTATTTCAATATGGAAACTTGTCTTTGTTCTTATAAAAAAATATTCCGAGAAACCCATAGTCGGTATCTCGGTTACTACCTTGATCGACAAGCTGGAGAGATTCATAAAGCACAGGGTGATGAATGGTATGGTATTGAATGGGATGTTATCTGGCAATCGAGAACTGAAACCATTGATGCGAGACTAGATAAAAGATTTTACGAACAAAATAATAAACAAGATGAGAAATACTTCTTGACTTCTTTTCATAAGGAGGGCAAACTAATTCGTATGGAATGGATGTTCGATGATGCCGGACCAAACACAATTTATGTTGATTGATAAGGAAATTATATTATGTTCAGTAAAGAAAAAGATAAATGGTTTAAATTAACTGAATTTGAATCTATAGAAGAGCTGAAAGAACAATCTTCTAAAGATAATATAATTAGAAAATATTCGAAAGCACAATCTTCAGAAATATCTGTATTATATCTCATTAAAGGTAATAAACATTCTTATATTGGGCAATCGAGTAATAGAAGATTACATAATCAGCATCGAGATCGACATTCTAACAAAGATAAACCAGGCGATATCATAACAAGGGCGGGCACGGCTGAACTTTGGGTTTGTGAGCTTGATGGGTTTGATATGCACGAAAGAGAAAAATTAGAAAGATACTATATTGACAAATACCGGTCTGAGTTAAATTTAATCAACGAAGGAAAAGGATACGCAGGAAAGCGTAAAGAAGCTGTAGAATCGCAAAGACGAACGAATACAGAATACAATAAACTATTTTTTTTAGAGGCAGTATAATGACGAAACTTATTGGTATTGTTGGAATGCCTGGAACTGGCAAGACAACATTAATTCGTGAATGGATGAAGTCTCGTGAATGGACTTATGACAAACCTATCAAACTTCTTGATAGTTATATCTCTGGTGATATTCGTTTATTCGGTAAATACGAAGAAGGCGAAACATTTGCTGGCACTGATCGTCTCAGCATGGCAGTCCAGCCTGCAGCAATTGAATACATGGAAACAACTCCATCACCTGTAAATATATTTGAAGGAGATCGGCTTACTTCCGCAGCTTTCTTTCAAAAATCTATTGACTTTGGGCATGATGTAAGTATAATAGTATTGGAGGTATCTGATACGATTCGAGAAGCGAGATATAAAGAACGTGGTTCTGAGCAGTCAAATACTTTTATTCAAGGTCGCAGAACTAAAATTGAAAATATCAAAGATCAATTTGGCGGTAGTGTGTTGACTGGTGACCCAAGTTTGTATGAGTGTTTTAATCATGAAACGTCTGTAGATACAAGTAAAATCATACACCATATTGAAAGTTTATTATGAGAGTTGATGTAGCAAATAAAATGAAGTATGAGCAGGTATGTTACGATAGTGGTATACACTGTTCTGCTTTGAAAGCAATTGTAGAATCTATGGGATACGATTTGTTATCTTACACGCCTAGACTTACAGACGAAGCTGACTATATTGGGGTCGATGGATACTTTTCTTTCATCAATCCAAAAACACATAAGTCTGTAACTCTAAGTGTAGATTTTAAATTCAGAAGTAAAGACTACGGAGATGTGCTATATAACTGGCGTCATCGTAATGGCGGTCCAGGATGGGCGTGTAATCCGAAAAAAATAAACGATGTTGTTGTAAATGTTGTTGAAGGTTCTCGTGTTGCTCATATGACTACACGAAAAGATATGGAAGCTGCTTTTGATTATATGAACTCAAAGCCTCTCGTGCCTACACCAGATGGGCAAAAAAACGTGATTATGAAAATACCAGAATGTAAAAAATATTTCCCTAATTTTATTGGACCAGTGAAGTTTTAAAGGAGTATATTATGACGTTAGAAGAAATTATTGGTGAACCAATTCCAACACCAAAGTATATGAAAAAATGTTATGGTTGTGATCAAATTTTACCTGTACATAAGTTTTATCCTAAATCAGGTAAAACTGAAACTGCTATGATGCCATCTGACTATAGAGAAGGTTGCAAAGATTGTTATCTTGAAACTAATGGAAAAAGTCCTAAATTTAGGTTTAAAGCTAAATGATTGATTATAAATATAATGAAGGTAACATCCTTCAAGAACTGCAAAATTATATTGATGAGACCTACGGTGAGCATTATTCTACAAACAAATATCAAGCAACTGAATTCATTATTGACGGTGGTCATGGTGAAGGATTCTGCTTGGGTAATGTGATGAAGTATGCTCAACGATATGGTAAGAAAGATGGATATAATCGCAAAGACCTTATGAAGATTATTCACTATGCAATCATTGCAATGTATAATCATGACCTACAACATGGAGAAAATAAATGAGTGAAGTTAGTATTGACATTAGTGAATTGAGAAAGCGAAAGATTTTTATTGCCACGCCCATGTATGGCGGAAATTGTGGTGGTCAATATACACGAGCAATGATTGAGTTGCAGAAAATTTGTTCTGAATATGAAATTCAAACAGAATTCTTTTTCCTATTCAATGAGTCTCTGATTACTCGTGCCCGAAACTATTGT